AAACCAGACATTTTTTCGATGAAGGCTGCTTCGTCAGCACCAACAACGGCAAAGTTTGTTCTGCGATAGCGTTTCTTGAAGATCGCGTTATCAACGTCGATCATCTTTTCATACAGGGTTTCCATCCAGTACTTTCTGTCCTGATAGCTCAGTCCAGAAGGTTCGGCTTTGCTGAAAGTAGCCGCACCACCAGTTGCACGGGTGATCATGTCTTCGATGATTGTTCTGTCCCATTCACGAGCAATCTGTGCAGACAGACCATTGCTGAGAATGCTTTCAACATCTTTACCATGATAAGCCATCAAGTCCTGAGAGACTTCAACGGTAGCATGTGCTTTCAGCTTCTTTTCAACAGCTACAACGTCATCAGAAGTGATTTCGAAGTAGATGTCTTGAATAGCTGTCGGCGAGGACGGGTCGTATTCAACGT